TTTCCTTCGTGAACAGAGTCATACACCCCCCACCCGTAGTACCAGGCGAGCTTCCATGGCTTTTCTGGTTGACGTTTAATAAGCTCTTCAAACACATCGAGAGTAGCGTCTAGGTGTCTATCCGCAGACGAGGTATTGAGTATCAAATAGGGATTCTTTTCGACTCTTTTCTCAAACAAAGATGGGTCAATTCCGTTAGGTATAACAGCAAATTTTTCATCGCGGACGTTCGGGAAGAGGATTCTATGCGCTTTCGTCTTCACCATTATCTTAGTAATCTTTTTCAGCCGTTCATCAGTAAATTCTTCCTTTGGAACAACATCGTGCATGTCGATAAAGATTTTCCCAGCTCGTTCATCTACATAGTCAACAGGCTTTGGATTCCTCCAAAAGATAGTTATATCCTGCTTATCCCTATAGTTATACGACCAGAAAGGCTTGTAGGTAACGCCTTCAAACACACCTCCGTGACCGCAGTTGTTATACACAGTGACGTTCCAACCTTTCTTGGCGAGTTCTTTTGAGAGGTTAATGACGGCTTCCTCACTTCCGCCGACTCCTTTTTCCATAGCAATCTCAGGATTCCACACCTTCTCGGTGTATCCACAGTAATATGTGATATCTCTACCACTCGTCTCATCTTTAATAAAGTTTTCATTCCTAAAAATACAAACTTCTGGGTGCTGCTGGAGTTTTTCAGGCAATCCATCCAAATACTTCTTGAGATATATTTTATCCTTTATTTTACGCGCTTTTTCAAGATATTTCTCAACTTTTAAGACATCACCCAGCTCAGAAGCAAGAAGTTTTTGTTTATTCTGTATCTCCTCGTCATTTGGAAACATCTTAGCCATCTCGTTCACGATTTCTACTGACTTTTTTGTCTTCCCTATCTTCCAGTAGGCCTTCATCATCATCATGAGCGGATTGTAATCGTAGTCTCGTGGGTTATAGACCACTATTTCCGTATCAGGGACAGGGAGTTGGAGGCCAAGTTCAATAAAACTGATGCAATTCAGATACTTTCCTGCGTCAAACTTCAATTCGGCCATCCTAAAATAGGCATTTGGAAGAGTTGGCTTGAGTGACAGCGCTTTCAAGGCGTCTTCCTCACTTTTTTTCAGTGAAGAAAGCGTCAAATAGGCGATATATTTCTCGTCGTCAGATGAACTTTCCTTGACGAACTGCTCAAACATCTCAATAGCTTTCGGAATATCTCCTACCCCCCAGTATCCATTGGCAGCCAACCAGAGAGAACGAGGGTCATCAGGGTTTTGTACCATCTCGTTCTTAGCTATTTCGAGGTTCCGTCTTGCGCTCTCTTCCGTCTGCTCCTTTGTTTTAATATGCAGAACCTCAGTATCTTTAGCAAAGAAAGTACTTATCTCACGTAGCTTCTCAAAGTCCTCATGCACAGCACCAACCCACTTCACACAGCCTCTTTGAACGATTCTGGTCTTTACATGCTTTACGGTACACTCCTTGTTTTCATTAAAATCGTAGAGGTAATTCATCGCCACGCACTCCACCTTTTTTTCATCCATCATCTTCACTAAATCTCTCAGATGAGCCGCTCCCTTTACTACGTCGTCGCAATCGAGCCAGAAGATATAATCTCCTGTTACCTGAGAAAAGTTAAAGTTCCGAGCATCGTCAAATCGCTTATTCCACTGAAAGAAAGACTCCTTTGCTTTGTACGCTTTCACAACATCAGTAACCTCTTTGCACGGCTTTTCTCCAGCCTGGGTGATACAAATCTCGTCAACATAGGAAGCGACATACTTAAGACATCGAGCAAGCATCTCTGCCTCCTCTTTATCTGGCTTCACAATCATGCACAATGTTAGTTTGGGCATACTTAATATGACATTGGTAAAAGGAACTCTGGAAACTTCTTAATAAACCATTTCATCTCTCCTTTTGGCTCTAGGAACTTTTCCTCCGTTACCCCATCCATGACATAGAACATCATATTGGCGAGCTTATCTGGGAGAGAGACTGCCGCTCGTATCTCGCTGGTTCCTTGGAGATTCCCGTGCTTCTTATCTTTCATCTCTGACCGGCGCTGTTCCATCAGTTTAGTGAACTCATAGAACTCAAGAGGATAATCATCCTTGTACTTCGCTACCATATCTACAATAAACTTTCGTCTAGTCTTCATCTCTTTCCTCGATAAGAGCAGCCTCAGCGGTGAGTATGCTCGTACCGGTACTTAAAGCGTTAAGGAGTGAGTGTTTTACGGTCTTGAAAGAATCCACGCAAGTAGCTGGTATTTCTACCTCAAACCCAGCGTTGGCGCATATCTGTTCATAAGGAGCCTCGGCTATCCTTTGGAAACGTTCTGAAAGGCCCCTAGAAGCCTCTAGGAGCGCTTTTCCTCCTCCTTTGGTATATCCGAGTTCATACGCTCCTTTTACAGCTCCTAGAGCGTCTTCTACTTTTAGAACGGCCTCCTGGCGTTCTACGTCAGTATTCTTCCCAACACGGATGATGGCGATACGTCCTAACAAGCTAGAAATGCGTGATTCTAGGTTCTCACGTTCAAACTGAGACTCTTCCTTCTCAAGCCTCTTCCTTAATCCTGCTACCTTTTCTTCCACATCTCCTTTACCACCGATGAGCGTTGTTCTATTCGGCTCTACCACGACCTTTTCTACAGCCTCTACTCCAACATAGTCCTTAGCATCCTCAATGGTACTGAGCATCTTATACTCAATCGGAACAATGTTAAAGCTTTTGGTCTGCATGATTGAAAGGAAAACCGGTTGGGCGAACTGATTCGCGATGACAATACAATCTTTCTTCCCGCGTGAAGCAGCCCTGGTTACAAGCGCTTGAATATCTTAAGTACTGTCAGCCTTATCTACTACCATGACATCTACGTCTTCGTAGGTGTGACTTTCTTCAACTTTAATAATCTTCTCTTCAGCTCGTCTTGTTTCAAACGACATCCCGTTCACAATCTCTTTTTCTAGTACGTTTCTAGAGGTTTCTTCAATAGATACCTGAGCTTCCTTTCCTAGCTCCTCATAAACCTCTGAAACAAGTTTTGCTACTTCTTTATCTAGACTCGAAGTATAAGCAAGGTTAAGAACGTCCTTCTTAGACGTTATCTGCTTTACTTTTACTTTACTCAAGGCCTCCTCTGCCTCACGAAACAGCTCGTCCCTCACTTTCCTAGGGTTTTCTACCTGTAGGTCAGAGATTATCTCATTCAAAGTAGCCTGAAGAAGAACTAACGTTGTCGTTGTCCCATCACCAGCGTCTTCGTTTGTTTGATTGGCACACTGCTTGGCCAGTTGTATCCCGGCCTGCTCTACTTCGTCTTTGACGTTTACTTCCCGAGCGATAGAGACACCATCGTTGATAATCTCGGTACTGGAACCGTTATAGATAAGAACGTTCTTACCATATCCTCCTAAAGAGACTTTGACGACATCGCAACACTTATCAATTCCTTTCTTAATCCTGTTGCGAGCGTCTGTGCTAAAAAGAATCTTTTTCATATCTTTTCCACTGTCTAGTAGGCGTAATGGGGATTAAACCTACTAGACGCTGGACCCATTACTTTAATTATACCAGCGCGGTTGTCATTGAACATATTGTATCACAAATGTAGCAATGAAGCAACCTAATTGTACGCTCAAAGACTAGGCCTTCAGGTAGCCATCTGCCCAGAAGTTACAGTCCTTGTTCTTGGTTTCGAGAGTCATCGAAGCGGTGACAGCGTAGAAGTCAAAAGGACCAGTACGAGCCAATTCCTTATCGATGTAAGGCTCTTCCAAGTAAGCCACAGCGTGAACTTCTGGCTTGATAGCGAGCACACGAGCGTTCGCATCAGAAGCTTGCTGGACATAGCGATGGAAGTGGGTCTTCAACTTCCCGAGACCTGTTTCAAAGATATCGACAACAGTCACAACTTCACGAATGTTTGTACCAGTTGATACAGTGTTCGTCTTGTTGGTGAAGTCATCGGTCTTGTCCTTCAGGTAAGAACCCATGAAGATATCGGTTGCAACATCACCATTTGAGTTGTCGATATTGGTCTTCATGTGACCCTTCATAATCGAGGCGCTCCACACGGTTCCAGATGTCTGGGCAGTCGTGTTGGTTGACTTCGAGATGTGGGCAAAGAAACCAGCCATCTTCGGCACGGTACCGGAAACACCGGACACGAGCGTCGAACGAACGAGGTCGAACTCACCAGCGTTTCCAAAGCTCTTCAGCTTCTTGGAAGTCTGACGGGTCAATTCGTTCTGACCATGGTAGTGGTCAATAGCTTGCTGCACACGGCTGACCTTGAACGGAATTGCAATCGTTTCAACAACGTTTGAAATCCGAGATGGAGTCGTGGTTGCAGTTGCTGTGTAATCAGCGGCTTCTGCTACTGCTGCTGATGCTGCTGTATCGAGCGTGTCTGTCAAAGTGACGTGCACAGCGTCGATAGCCTTCGTCTTGCCAATCATGTTCATGATTTGCTTCTCCGTTGCGGTCAAAATCGTTACGAGGCCCAATACGGACTCACGCTTCGATACATCACCGTAGGAACGGAGGATAAAATCCTCTGCCATACTTTTGCTCTCCTATTTCTTCCACACAAGCTCATTGATAAGGGCATCCTGCGCTGCCGCGTTTCCGCTTCTGGCTTCTGCCGTTAGCTCTGATATCCTCTGTGACTGAACAGGAGTAATTCTATTCTTATTAATTACTGTCCTGCTTTGGCTGGATTCAGTGAGCTTTGCAAATTTGCTTGTCCATGCCTCGGAAAGTGACATCCCATGCTTTTCAGCGTAGGCCTCAACTAAGTCGAGGTGTTCTTTCGCGGTGGGCACTTCCAGGAGGAAATCCTTGACGGCTCCTTCTTTCTTCATCTGAGCAAGTTCCTGCTCTAATGCCGAAAGCTTGTCGTCCGTTTTTGGTTTCTCCTCGGTCTTTGCCGTCTTGCGTTCCTTCGCAAGTTCCTGGTCTCCGACAAGTCTCTTGAGACCATCGAGGCTTTTTAATGCCTCTTCCTTGGTCTTAAAGTCCCTTTTCAGGACTGAATTGATATCGTCGAGAGAAAGACTGCTTACATCTGCTCCATCACCTTTGCCTTCGACATCCGTTGTTCCTGTCTCCTCAAAGATGTTCTCGATGCTTTCATCAACATCATTTGATTCAACGTCGGCTTCTGCGGGTTTGTCAGTAACTTCCATACTATTGAACTATGTTAAATAATTGGTCTTCATCTTCTGGGTCTGGGAGTTCTTCGGTTGTTATGCCCCAAATCTCCGTCAACCACTCATCTATTATCTTGATTGCATCCCTTCTCCCATTGAGTTCGTGTAACGTTTTTACACCCCTCACGGTATCGACCGATTTTACCTTCTGGGCTAAGAGTTGCAATACTTCTTTATTCGCATCAATGAACTCTTTGTATTTCAATTCCTTTAACATAGTTATTATTGCGGTTTCTTTACCCTATTGTTCTTAGCGTATATGTTCTGGCATTTTCTACAGTGTCTTGCGCCATTTTTTCTGATACACGTGTTTTCTTCTGTGTATTTATGACCACGCTTACAAAACTGTTTTAAATCAAACTTTCTGTGGCATGGCCGACAAAGTAACACATAATCGCTAAATTCTCTCAAATACTCTCCGCTAATGTTAGCGAATTCTATTATCCCACTGTGTTCTTTATTGTTTGCACATACGAACTCGCCACTATAATGCTTGTTTAGCCAACTGTGCTTAGCAAAATAGCTGGCTTTCATCCCTTTCCATGCATTAGCGAGTGTACCTATTTCTTTACTCATACTTGGCTTGGCTGTGGCATTGAGTTAGCAACTGTTTCTGCACCTTCTGCGCCCTGTGGCATGACTGCCCCTCCATCTACTGGCATTGCCTCTGGAACAGCTTGTATCAATCTTTCGCCATCAAGTCCCAGTGTGTCGTAGAGTTCTTTCAATGTGTCTCTTATCGGCATACCAGATGAAGCTAGGATTCCAAGAGTGTTCTGAAGCATCGTAGCCATCACTGACCGGTTGATACTCTCGTCACTCGTAACCACCTTAATGTCATATTCGATATCGAAGAGGTCTTCGATGATTGGGATATAGCGGTCTTCTCCAAGTGCTTTCATTTGCTCCATGCCCTGCTGTACGAACATCTCAATATCCACTCCGCTGTCTCGCATCATCTGCTTCTCTGTTGGACTCATGGCCTCAATGTTCTTGTAGACCTGATTCCTGATAAGCGCTTCGTCTAACTTTTCAAATATCTTTGGGTCGCCAGTTACACGAACGAGTGAACCCTTGTTGGCAAGCATTTCCTTCTTAATAATCGGGAGCATTTTCTTTTCAATGAACTTCCCGAGTGAAAGCATCAAGTCTTCGATTCTCAGGTTGTATCCCTTGCTTGCGCCTTGCTGTTCAAGGAGAGCGTTGGTTGCTGGCCTACTTGCTGCTTGGTCGTCTTCGTTCGTCGTTCCTGTTACGCGTGTCCCCCACTGGTAGGCCTGTTCCTCATCCTTATAGGTAGATGGGTCAATCATCCCCGTATTCAAGACATCAATGTCAGAGTTCTGGTCAAGCTTGATTCCCCCTGTAGTGAAGAGCTTTTTGAACTGTTGCGGTGTGACATTGCCCTTCATCTTGAACAGTCCAAGCTGGACGATTCTTGTCTTATTCATGCGGGTGTTAATCACCTCGTTGAGATAGGCCTGGATGTTGAACAACATCTCTCCGATACCTCTCCCATCAAGGCGGTTAGGGACTTCCTTGAGTTTCCCTTCTCCGTATGGGTGGTCTTCTTCTTTCAGCTTTGTAACCTTATGAACAACTGGCGTTCCGTTTAACCCAGAGACGAGAGCACAACCGTAGAAAAACTTCTTCTTATCCTCTTCTTTTTCTGAAATAACATACTCTGGTAGGTATCCATAGCGCTCAAAGAGTTCAACGTAAGGAATCTCCGTTGACTGCGTTGCTGGGCTAAAGGCATCTATGCCTGTTCGGTCTACGCTTGTTGTCCCGTCTACCTTATCAGACTCATCAAGTTCCAGTTCATCAAACTCTGGCTTACTCATGATATATCTTTCGGTTGTCCCGGCGCTCTCATCAAGACACTCCACAGATGGGTCGGCAATAATGTTCAACCGGTCAACCACGTTCACCTTGAGCTTTCCTTCATCATCGATAGCCTTTAAGTACGCAGTCCCATCAATAGCCACTCTCCGAAGCCAACGATTGAGTGTCTGTCCGAAGTTAATATCATCGAGTTTCTTCTTGAGAATATGTCTCAGTATTTCTGCCTTGAGATAGGCGCTTGAGTTACGTGCTTTGACATCAATGTCCTTAGTATCGACATCAATGTTCTTAAGCATCGTCTCTACCGTCCATTCTGTCAGTGGGATGAAAATCTTATCTCTTCCTGTTACCGGGTCTTTCTGGTCATTGAATATCCCAAAGTAATTCTTGCGGGCCTTCTTGACGATGTTCCGCATGATGAACTGTACCTTGTCAGTCACAAATACATTTCCCTCTTCCCAATTAGCTTTTTCTGAGAGCATGATTCTAATGACCTCACGCTCGCCGTCTGTTGGGGTGTATTGCATATTTAGAAGTCTGTGTTATGTTCTTCAA